GTTCTGCGGCTATACACGGACTCACTACTTTGAGATTTGGGATGGCGCTGATCTTGTGAAGTGGGAGCCGCACACCCTGCGGGAGATTCCCATTTTTGAGTATCGGCTGAACATGAACATGCTGGGCAGCTTTGAGCCCGCAATCCCCATCCTCAACGCTATCAATACCATTCAGAGCAACCGCGTGGATGGTCTGGAGCAGTTCGTGCAGTCTTTCTTGAAGTTCATCAACTGTGACATCGAGGAAGATACTGTTGCGCAGCTTCGCAAAATGGGTGCTATCGTCCTAAAGAGCGTCAACGGCCTGAACAGTGACGTGGACCTCGTGTCTCAGGAATTGAATCAGCAGCAGACGCAGACGTTGGTGGATTACTTGTATGACCAGGTGCTCTACATCTGTGGTCTGCCGACGACTACCAAGGGTGGCGCGTCCACGTCTGATACTGGTCAGGCTGTCCTCTTGCGTGATGGCTGGCAGCAAGCAGAGGCCAGGGCGCAGATCACTGAAAAGCTGTATCGCAAGTCAGAGCGCGAGTTCCTGCGGCTGGTGCTCAGAATCATGGGCGAGACCCGCGACATCGACCTAAAGCTGGCCGCTGTCGAATGCAAGTTCACCCGCCGTCAGCACGATAACCTTCAGAGTAAGTGCCAAGCACTTACATCGCTGTTGCAGGCTGGCATCCATCCCGAAATCGCCATTGCCACTTCCGGGCTGTTCAACGATCCTATGGACGTGTTTACGCAAAGTAAGCGGTATCTGGATAAATGGGAGCCTGTAACCATGCTTATGAATGAGATGCTTGCAAGCGGAAACATTCCTACTACAACCGAGGTTTCCGAAAGCGAGCAGGCGGCGACTGACGAGGAAAATGCTGAGAAAACTGCTTCTGAAAGCGAGGAAACCGGTGAGACAGGGCGTGACAACCAGTGATGACGCCTGACATCTTTGGACATGCGGACAGGTCGCTGATGATCCTGTTCAACTACATGTCCCGTGAGTTTCAAAATTTCGCTATCCTGCCGTTTGACCGGCTAAACATACTGGATGTCCGAGAGCGTGTAAACGCCATGTACAAGCGCATGAACAACGTTATCGTGCGCGAATACAACGACATTGCGCTGAAAGCGTACAGAGACGCGGCTATTGAAGCGTCAACGGATGATGATGACTTTGACCCGTATGAGTTCGTGTCCGCGATGCTGAAAGCCTACGACCCGCTCAGTGACTTCGTGTACACGCGGGAATACACTCGCAAACGTGACAGAATGTTTGAGAGCGTGATCGCTACTGAACTTGGCAATCAGGAGATGCGCCGTAACCTGAAACGCGGGCTGGATGTGTTGGCAAATCAGGTCAGGCAGTACGCGGACAACATCACTGTCGGGGCACGCAATACTGCTTTCCGACGCGCTGGAATAAGGTATGTTCGATGGGTGACAGAGAATGACGAGAAGGTTTGCAAGGAATGTGCGTCAAGGGACGGTGTGATTTATCCGATTGACGAGTTTCCGATACTTCCGGCACATTGGCGTTGCCGCTGTCATCCTGAAATTGCCACTGAGGAAGAATATCTGGCACAACAAGCCGCTTAATAGGAGTGATACCCATGATTCGTAACATCATTGAGCGTTCGGTTGCGAACCTTATGTATATCGAAGCCTACGGCCTGTCCACCGATGACAAGCCTGTTGACGGAATTATCACAGGCAGCAAGTTTACCGAAGTAGATACTGGCATTGAATCCATATTCGATGAAGTCAGCGGTACATGGTCTGCCGTAAACAGCGGTAACGGCAAAACTTCTATTGCTAATGCCGTTGTAACGCTCGGTACAGCATTGACGTATACGGGCAATGAGCAGACGCAGACAGTTAGCTCTGTCAAGATTGGCAACACCACTCTTGTTGCTGACACCGATTATAAGGTGCATGACAACAAAGCTACTGATGCGGGTGATTATACGCTTCGCATTGTCGGCAAGGGCAGTTACGCCGGCGGCGTTGCTAAGGACTTCTCCGTTGCAAAGGCTGATGGTAGTCTGACACCCACTGACGATAGCATGGAGCTTGTCGTTGGCACGGATGGCGATAATGCCATTACCGTGGTTGGCGACGGTGAATTGAGCGCTGCCGTAGATGATACCGCCATTGCTACTGCCATAGTGACCACCGAAAACAACGTGACCACGCTGACCGTTACGCCTGTGGCCGCTGGTAGCGCGAGTGTCACTATTACGATGGCTGACAGCGCAAATTACAACGGCACTACCGCTACTGTTGCTGTGACTGTAACCGAAGAATGATTTTGAACGGCAACGCCGTTTGAGAATGCGCGGATAAGGTATGTGCGCTGGGTGACAGAGGACGATGAAAAGGTCTGCAAGGTGTGCGAGCTGAGGAGCGGTGTCATTTATCGAATAGACGATTTCCCGGTTTTGCCAGCACATTGGCGTTGCAGATGCCATCCCGAACCGGCCACCGAGGACGAATACCTGGCCCAAAACGGAGGGAGAGCGAATGCCTGATGTAGCAATCAGTTCTTTGTTTTATTTGCTTACGGGCACGCTGAATAATGATGGCGACATAATTTATACGCCTCTTGTCGAGGTAAAAGATTGGCCTGACATTACAGGTGCACGTGAGGCGCTGGATGCAACAACAACGGCCAATAAGGCAAATAGCAACATTGAAGGCGTTCAGGCGAATGATACTAAGACTTTCACCTGCAATTACAACAAAACTGATTTTGAGAAGATAAAAGCCTTAAATGGGAATGAACAGTATATTGCATTCCTGTTTGGGCGAAACGGCGAACACGGACGATTTGTTGGGAAAGCTTATGTCAGCGCAGCCGTGAACGGTAATGCAGTCAATGAAATCGTAAACATGACTGTCACACTAATTATGACAGACGGACCCTATGAGGTATTTGAACCTGTCCTTGTTAATTGGACAACTGATAAGGGAAACGATATTCAGACCGAACAAAACGAGAACATCAAGTTCAATATCGCGCCTGTCAAGAATGTGCGCGAGATTTTCAAAAAGAACTTCATGAGACAGTTGTTCAACATGTAGTGGTTTTAAGTGACGATTAGTCATTTGAAATACTTGCGGAGATGCAAGAGAAAAAGCGCACTCCACCAGAGAAGGCGGAGCACAAAAAAATTTCGCATGTAGCACAAGGAGGAAAAACTATGGCATTCGACTGGAACAATGTTGACGGCTACCGTGAGGATATGACCGCCGACGAAAAGCTGGCTTTGCTGGAAAACTACAATCCCGGCCAGCCTGCACCCGCACCTGACCCGGCTCCCGCACCTGATCCCGTGTCCGACCCTGCGCCTGCTCCTGCGCCCAAGCCTGACAAGGCCACCGAGCTGATGAATGAAGTCAAGTGGAAGCGCGAACGCGACAAGCTGACTTCTGAAAACGCGAACCTGAAGCGCCAGCTCCGCTCCCGCATGAGCGAAGAAGAGGCCCGCGAGGCGGACCGCAAGGCCGAGATGGAGGCCCGTGACGCCGAGCTGGAGGCCCTGCGCCGGGACAAGACCCTGAGCAACTACCGGGCCAGTTTCATTGGCCGTGGATTCGACGAGGGTATGGCCCAGAAGGCCGCTGAAGCTCTGGCTGACGGCGATGCCGAGACCCTGTTCGACATCATGGCGCGGCGCGATCTGAGTTGGGAGAAGAACATGCGGGCGAAGATTCTGGCTGAAACGCCGAAGCCTCCCGCCAGTGATCCCAATAGCGAGGAGTACAAGAAACAGGATCAGGCGAACCTTCGCCGCCTGTTTGGACTGCCTCCCACCAAATGATGAACACATAGGAGGAAAGAGATATGGCTTTTGCTAACACTATCGCTCTTGCCGAGAGATACCTGCCCCTGCTGGATGAGGTGTACAAGTACAGCTCCCGCTCCGCCATCCTGGACAACCCCAATGTCCAGTTCATCGGCGGCAATGCCGTGAAGGTCTTTAAGACCAGCATGGACGGCCTGGGCAACTACAGCCGCAACAACGGCTACGTCAACGGCAACGTGAACGGCACCTGGGAGACCAAGACCCTCAGACAGGACCGTGGCCGTTCCTTCCAGATCGATCGTATGGACAATGAGGAGACCCTGGACCTCGCCTTCGGCACTCTGGCTGGTGAGTTCATCAGGACCAAGGTAGTCCCTATTGCGGCGTAACTTTGGGGACAATGTGAAGTAATTCACATTTAGAAAACTTCCTTAATTGCTGGGACATCCTATAGAGGACAATCAGCAGCCAAGGTATGTGAATTTATAGCGACACCATAGGGGAGGCGCGAAAATGGAAATTTGGAAACCTGTTATCGGATATGAAGGATATTACGAGGTTAGCAGTTGTGGACGTGTGAGAAGCATTGACCATTATGCGAATACTGGAATCTTGCATTCTAATGAGCGATTGGTCAAAGGGCATGTATTAAAGCAAAACAATAAGCGGAACGGGTATCTCACGGTTGATTTATCAAATGGAAACCATGTCAAGACGATACTTGTTCACAAGTTGGTTGCAACAGCTTTTCTTGAAAAGAAGGCTTATCACACGCAAGTGAACCACATCAACTGCGACAAGCACGATAACCGTGTGGAAAACCTTGAATGGTGTACTGGTGAGGAAAATCGCGCACACGCAAAGGCTAATAACCTTTATCATAATCCGAATAAAAAAACGGTGAAATGCAAGCAGACCGGGCAGACGTTTGAAAGTAGCTATAAGGCAGCTGAATGGGTAAACCAAACACGCTATGGTAATTCAAAACAAACAATGAACATTGCTTGCAAAATCCGTTCTGTATGTACTGGTAAGCAAAGAAGTGCTTATGGGTATACATGGGAACAGGTTTAAGAAATCACATACAAGGTTCATCGACTATCCCGTAACGGGAGTAGAGGCAAGCGCCTCGAAATGGGAAGCCCCGCGTAAAGCGGGTGGTGATATAGTCACAACTTCTACAGCAATGTAGAGCAGTAATGAAACGAATGCAGATTAGCGACCTGCATTGAAGATATTGGAAAATGACGCCAACACCTACGCCAAGCTGTGCGGTGCTACTGGC